TGTCCCGTCGGGTCCGTTTCGTCAGGTCCCGTCCAGTTGCGTCGCGTTCAGTCAGGTACGGTTTGGTCGCGTCCGTCGTGTCTAGTTTTGTCAAGCCTAGTCGTGTTGAGTCAAGTCGAGTTGCGTCCGTTATGTCGTGTCGAGTCAGGTCACGTCCGGTCGTGTCTGGTCATGTTTCGTCTAGTCCGTCAAGTCGAGTCGCGTTGTGTCAGGTCCCGTCCAGTTGCGTCGCGTTCAGTCAGGTACGGTTTGGTCGCGTCCGGTCCGTCATGTCGAGTCAGGTTGGGCCTTGTCGTGTTCGGTCCGGTTATGTCCGTCCAGTCCCGTGTAGTCGGGCCAAGTCCAGTCCAGTCGTGTCCGTCCGGTTTCGTCGAGTCGTGTCGCGTCACGTCCTGTCGTGTTGGGTTGCGTCTCGTCAGTTGTGTCAGGTCCCGTCTGGTCAAGTTGTGTAGGGTCCGTCCAGTTGAGTCAGTTGTGTCGAGTCGGGTCTCGTCTCGTCCCGTTGAGTCTTGTTGAGTCGAGTCCGTCAAGTTTAGCATAGGAGAAAAACGTGAGAACGAAAGCAAAAAAGGTAGCCAAGGAACAAGAGATCGTCATCGCGACACCGAAGGTGGAACATTTGCGTGTGACGGTCGTTGGCACGTCGCCGCTCGTAATGCACGCCTGGGGCAAGAAGTTGGGGGTGATGGAAGCCGACAAGGCGCGTCGCAGTGACGGGAACGCGCCGAAGAAAAGAAACACCAAGCGCGACCCCGCGGCCGAATGCGAAGACGCGATGCACTGGCTACCCGGGAAAGTGCCAGCCATACCGGCGGTAAGTTTCAAGCGGGCGATGGTTGGCGCGTGCCGCAATATCGACGGATTGGATATGGTCCGCGCTCGGGGCCTGTTCTTCGTCGAGGGCGAGCTGTTGCCGATCAAGGGCGGATGGAAGATGAGGACTGACGCCGTGCGAGTGCCACCGGGCACGGGTGGTGCCGAGGCTCGCTACCGGCCGGAATTCAAGACCGGCTGGCAGGTGGCGCTGACGATCAAGTTTCTTTCCAATCTCATAAGTGCGGCCTGTCTGCTGAATCTTCTACAGTTGGCGGGCATCAACCAGGGTGTCGGTGAGATGCGCCCCAGTGCGCCCGGAAAGGACTTTAACTTCGGGCAATTCACGATCAAGGAGAAGCGACGTGGCAGCAAGTAAGTATTCGATCAGGAAAGGCTCGCAAGTTCCAGCGAAGCGAGCCAACCAGATTGGCAGGGAGCTGGGGAAGATTCGGAAGCAACGCGGTAGCTTGACGGCAGCGATCGTTGTCGAAGACGTAACGCCAACCGATCACCCGTTGCACGACCTGTTTGAGTGGAACAACGATGCGGCCGCGCACGCGCATCGCCTGGAGCAAGCGCGGGGTTTGTTGCGCGCAGTTTATGTCATCGAAGAGGAGCTGCACCCTGACCCGATTCGTGCGCTTGTGGCCATTGAGCAAGAAGCGGAGATGGCGGATTATATGCCCGTGGCGAAGGTGTTATCCAATGACGAACATCGGCGCAAGGTGGCTGCCGGCTTTGTCGGTGAGCTGAGATCGTGGTTAGAGCGGTCAGCGCATCTTCGGGAACTGAAAGAGGCACGCGCCCTTGTGCGTCAGGCGGTGGCGCACGCAACGGAGTCCAAGAAGCGCAAGAGGAAGGCGGGCTAGGGTGATCGCGGCTGATACCTTCATCCTCGACGAAGCCCGCCGCGCGGTACACCGTCCACCCGAACGCCTAACCGTCACCGAGTGGGCGAACCGCTACCGTCAGCTCACGAGCGGAAATATGCCCGGCCCGTATGACGTGCGGATTACACCGTACCTCAAAGGCGTGATGGATGCGTTCACCGAGCCGGACAAGCGTATCGTCGACTTTGTCAAGTCGTCTCAGGTCGGTGGCACCGAAACGGTCAACAATATGGTCGCCTACTCGATCGACCAACAGCCCGGCCCGGTGCTCTACGTGTACCCGACGGAAAAGGATTCGCGCGAGGAGTGCCGCGACCGGCTCGTGCCGATGATCGAGCAGAGTCCGCAACTCGCCCGGCACATCCCCGGTCCCGGGTGGGACACGCTTGACCAGCTCGACCTGGACGTTATGAAGCTGCACATGGCTTGGGCGAAGGCGCCGCGGACCCTGATTCGCCGCGCCATCCGCTGGGCGTTCTGTGATGAGATCGACAACTGCGACAAGCAAGCGGGCAACCTGGGCAACACGCTGAAGCTGATTCTTAAGCGCCTCACGACGTACAAGGGTCGCTGTAAGTGCGTCCTGAACTCTACACCGTCCGTCGAGCACGCGACGGCCTGGCAGACGTGGCTTATCAGTGACCGTCGCGAGTACCACGTGCCGTGCCCCAAGTGTGGCACGTACCAGGTGTTACACTTTGGCCAGATCAAGGTGCCGAAGAAAGAACGCGATCCCCAGCGTATCCGCAAGCTCGATCTCGCATGGTACGAGTGCGAGTCGTGTCACGCGAAACTGAAGGATGCGAAACACAAGCGGTGGATGGTCGAGCGTGGCGTGTGGATCACGCATAGCGAACGAATCACTCAAGAGCTTCCGTGCTCCCGGCGGCGGATCGTCGAGCGGGCGGTATTCGACCACCCGGACAGGTGGTTGCCGGCCATTGCAGGCGATCCGCCGCTTACTGATATCGCTGGTTTTCATATCAACGCTCTCTACAGCCCGTGGCGTGACTGGTCGGACATCCTGGCCGAGTGGTTCGAATGCAAGGATGATCCCGAGTCATTGCGCGTATTCGTCAACGCGACGCTCGGCGAGCCGTGGAAAGAGGCGATCGAGGAGGTGAAGATTACGGAACTCGAGGAAAAGCGGGAAGCCGGGCTGCCGCGGGATCTTGTGCCGAAGGAGGCGCAGGCGATGGTCCTATACGCCGACATCCAAAAGGACCACATCTACTACGGGATGCGAGCCTGGGGTTTCCTGCGCGAGAACTGGCTGGTACGGCACGGGATCGTGATGACGTTCGACGAACTGCTGGCTGTGGCTCAGCGACCATACGAGCGCGAGGGTGGCGGGCAACCGTTGAAGCCACTTTACCTGGCCGTCGATTCGGGCTACCGGACGCACGAGGTCTACGAGTTTGCGCGGACGAACCGCGGCATCTACTGTTGTAAGGGGCAACAGGCGCCCGTGTTCAGCGTCAAGCCGTCGGAGATCAAGTACAGCATCGGGCGGTCCATCGTGGTTCGGCAGGTGATGCTGTTCCACGTCAACACGTCGATGTACAAGGAAATGTTACACCGGATGATTCACACACCGTCCGGTGATCCTGGTTGCTTTCACATTTGCCGTGAAGCAGAGGACGATTATTGTGTGCAACTGACATCGGAGCAACAGGTATGGAAGACAGTAAACATAGGACGCGCAAAAAGACGGGTGGCGGTGTGGGAGCCAAAGACGGCGCACGCACCGAACCACTACCTAGACGCGGAGGTGATCGGTCTGGCGATAGCCGACTTCCTGGGACTCTTGTCGATGACCAGGGAGTCGGTAGCAGCACAGACGGCCCAAAAAGCCCAGAGGTCGGAACCCCCGACCAGTCAGCGGAGCCAACGGGGACGCCGGATTGGGAAAGGAACGCGGGGGTGGCGCCCGAGAAAGTTGATTTCCAGGTAACGATCCCCGTCGTGGAATTCGAGCAACTGAAGTGCCCGTTTTGTGGCAGCCCGGACCACATCCAGATTTACGGGCACAACGGTCCGAACATCCGGTACGCTCGTTGCAAGCAGTGTGTCTACACCGGCGAGCGTGACCCGCAACTGCAAGGCGACTTCACGCGGTTTAAGGTGTTTTTGAAATGAAACGAGTTCTGATTACCTGTATCCACGGCGGTTGGATAGCGGATGACACGGTCTCGGCACTGTTAGACCTGAGTCGCGAGCGACGCGTTGAATGTTCGATCGAGCGACCGCAGACGACTGCCAGCCGGCCTTACGTGAGCGTCCTGAACGCAACGGCCCGGATGATGGTCTCGCAGGGGTTCGACTTCTGGATCAACCTGGACGCGGACAACTCGCCGCGCAAGAACCCCGTCGACTTGATCTTCTGCGACAAGGACGTCATCGGCTGCCCGTACCCGATCTGGATTCCAGGCAAGACCCCGCGCCCCTACGTGTGGAGTGGCTTCGACCACGCGCCCGACTTGGGCGAGTACGAATACCGGATGCACAAGCCCGCGGCTAACGAACTGGAGCAGGTCGACGCCGTTGCCAGCGGGTGCATGGTCATCGCTCGGCGGGTACTGGAAAATCTGAAAGCCCCGTTCAATCGCGTGTGGGACGAATGGGGCGAGGTCGTGTGCGGCACCGATCTGGCGTTCTGCGGCCGGGCCCGGGAAGCCGGGTTCCAGGTGTGGTGCCACTACGGCAACCCGTGCCGGCACTTCAAGCAGATCGATCTGACCGAGGCGGTCGATGCGATCGAGGCGGCGCTGGCTGGCACGGACAATGCGTCTCAGACCTAGTTCCGTGCCAAACGGCCTCTATTTTCAATAGTATTGAAAGACATCCTTGACGTTTTTCGGACGTGTTGTACCGTTCAAGCGTGGCTTGGACGCAAACAGACCTCGACAACGTCGAAACCGCGATCCGCGCGCGGATTAGCGGTGGTGGCGTCATTTCGTACAGCGTCGGGAACCGATCCCTCCAGTACATGAAGCTATCGGACCTACGGGAGCTTCGCCGCGAAATTGAAGGCGAGCTTCAACGAACTCTGTACCCGACCGGCGCCGCGCTGGCTACATTTCGGAGGCCGGCGTGATGCAAGAGGCCGTTGCCACCCCGACGATGTCGCCGGAGGAAAAGCACGAGCGGAAACTCTCGTTTCTCCAGTGGAACAAAAAACAAGGTTGGCACGCCGCTGAACTGAGTCGAAACGGGGCGCTTTCCACGCGCCTCGATCGCGACTGGCCGGTAAGCGGCGTCAATTTCCACGATAGCGGCGGCCTCAGTTCCTCGATGACGGATTACCGTACCCGGGCCGTCGAATTGGACAAATCGAACGCAATCGCAACTGGAATTCTGAGTCGGTGCGTTGAAAACGTCATCGGTACGGGCATCCACCTCCGACCGCAAACCGAAGACCAGGGCTGGAACCAAGCCGCACAGGACATTGTCGAGGAGTGGTCGTGGGCACGTGCTGACGTTCGCGGCCTGGGCGATTTCTACAGCGACCTGCAACCGCTGTGGTTCCGTGAGCAGTTGATGGGCGGGGATGTCGGGATTGTCCTGCTGGCCGATGGTTCACTCCAGACTATCGACGGCGCCGACATCGAGACGCCACCGGGCAAGGCTGGCGACGATTCGATCATTGACGGCGTACAGAGCGATCGGCGCGGTCGGGCCGTCGCGTTCTACGTGGCCACCGACGATAACGGGGTGGAGTTTGAGCGGATCGCCGCTCGGGACTTCATCTTCTTTCCGCGGCGTCTGCGGTCGAAGCAGGTCCGCGGCGTGAGTGCGCTGCGCCCCGCCATCGATTCCAACTTGTTCGACCTGATGGACAACTACCTGGAGTCGGTCGTCGCCGCTGCGAGCATGGCTGCGATGTTCGGCCTGCTGATCGAGACTGAGGCGGGCATGGCCTCGATGGCCACGTTGCCTGATACGACGGATGCTGCCGGGAATGTTGCCAAGGGCTTCGAATTGGAGTCCGGGTCGGTTAGATACCTGGGCCTCGGCGAGAAGGTATCGCAGGTCAAACCCGAGCAGCCGACACAAAGCGCCCCGGACTTTATGGCCATGATCTGCCGTTACCTGGGGCTCCCATTCGGCCTGCCGCTCGAGTTGGTCCTGATGGACTTCAGCAAGACGAACTACAGTAGCGCCCGGGCATCGCTGCTTCAGGCGTACCGCGTATTCAGGATGCATCAGACGCGGACGGTAAACACGGTGTTGCGCCGGATTCACCGTTGGCGGATCTCAAAGTGGATCAAGGCGGGGGAGCTGTCGGCACGGCCGGACGCCTGGAAGCACACCGTGACACTGCCCGGTTGGGCGTGGGTTGACCCCGAGAAAGAGGTCACGGCGCACATCCTGGCACTAGACGCCAACCTGACGACCGTGAGCGATATCGCCGCGAGTCTCGGACGGGACTTCGCGGAAATGGTAAGGACGCGGCAAGACGAGCGAGCGGCGTTGACGACTGCGGGCATTCCGCTGATTCACAGCAACGCGACGCGAGACGAAGGTAGTGACGCCGCGCCGGAACCGGTGCCGGGCGTCGGCGATGACGAGGAGTAGGCTATGAAACAGATTCCATCGTTTGCACGGATAAGCGAAGGCGAAACGGTCGAGTTTCGGGCGGCGCCGAAAGACGGCGAAGTCAAGACGGACAAGCGATCATTCAAGATGCTTGCATACACGGGGGCGCCGGTGCAGACGTTGTTCGGACCCCTGATCGTCGATTTGGAAGGAATGCG